ATTCAGGCGAGCATGAAGTGGTTGAACAGTTAGTTGTTCGTTGCCCTACAGGATGCACTTGCACTAATAATCCTGATGGCACTGTTACTATTACCTGTTCTTGAAACGGTTAGTAGTTATTTTTATGTCGCTTATTTTAATAGAAGCATTCAGGAGAAACGAGTGTTATTGTAGTTTATACTCACTGTTCCCAATTTCAGACATAAAAATGACGGTTAGCGAGTATTTAGATTGGTGGACGTATCATTTAAGTTTCTTATCCCTTTCGATTGTTATTTGGCTACAAGAGAAGGATGTTAAAAAAGAAGTAGGTTGGTTTGTAATTTTGGTTGCAGGAAGGTGTTTAGACTTCGCGTTACGAGGCAGTGAAGGGTTCTTTACTATCGGATTTCACGCGGTTAGTTATGACACTATTATGTTTTTAGTTTTTGGCTTAATCATACTGCAATGCAAGAGTTTGAAATCGGGTTGATTGTTTTAATCATTGTCGGGTTAATATTTTTAATCCGCAGGCAAAAAAAAATTGAAAGGAGAATTGATAATTTAATTAAGAAAGATAAAAAAATGTTTTTCAATATAACTCAAACACGATGCCACTGGAAGCGCAAATAACAATCTACATCGCTATTGCTGGAGCTTTAGGATTTGTCCTATGGAGACAATCATTATCAAATGAACGCATAGCCAAAATGGAAGAAGCGTTTAAAACCGTTTCTGATATTAGCTCAGACATTAAAGATGTGAAGGATGACTTTGAACAAATGAGTCATCGTTTTGATGTGTTTATAAAAACAGAATTGGACTCGTTTAAAGAACTTACAAGGGAATTAACTAAAAAATAAAAATATGGAATTACTATCTCGTTATATATGGGCATTCTTCGGAAGCTTCCTATACAACTTCATCTTATTCAAAATAGCTAAGGACAACTGCGATAACGCTAATCCTCCAGTTGATTTTGAGTATAAAAAATACGCTAAAATGAATTGGGATAACTGGGCTCTTACTACTTTTCTGGCTCCTGTTTTGGTTTATTTCCTTCCTGATATTGTAGGCTTTATTAATCAGAAGATGAATCTTGATTTGCAGATTTACAACATCTATTATCTGGGGGCCGGGCCGCTTACTGAGGTAGTACTTTTCGGTGTATTTAAACTGTTAGGTTGGAAAAAAACCTGGGTTGCACCAGTACATCAATGAACGAACTAAGAAACAAAATTATAGAGATAGCCAAATCAAAACTTGGTTATACGGAATCACCTGCCAATTCTAATCACACAATGTTTGGCGAATGGTTTGGTGTAGATGGCGTGGCTTGGTGTGGAATCTTCTGTTCCTGGTGTTATGCGATGGCCGGAAAGATCATCGAACATGGGGGCTTTTCAAAAGGCTTTGCCGGATGCGGAACTGCCATGATTAATTTTAAAGACAAGATTACCAAAGAACCTCAGCCGGCCGACTTGGTAATCTTCGATTGGAACGCAGATCAGAAACCCGATCATGTTGGCCTTTTTTTGCAATGGACAGACAGCGAGAAGGGACTTTTCGAAACAATTGAAGGGAATACTTCTCCATCAAATCAATCGAATGGCGGTCAAGTTTTAAAAAGAGAGAGAAATGTCCGTCAAGTTCAAGCGTTCATTAATCTTATTGGTTAAATTTGTAATAAAAAAATATGAATGAAATTTGGATTGATATAGTAGGCTACAATGGTAATTATCAAATATCAAATTTAGGAAGAGTAAAAAGTATAGGAAGGAAAGTTGATTCAATAAACCATAAAAAAAAATCGACATCTACAGTTCATGAAAAAATACTTAAAAGCTCTAAGTATAGATATGAAAGTGTTTTTTTATCAAAATCAGGTATAAGTAAAATGGCCTTAGTTCACCGATTGATAGCAACTGTATTTATTCCAAATCCTGAAAACAAACCTCAAGTCAATCATAAAAATGGTAATAAGCTTGATAATCGAATTGAAAATTTAGAATGGTGTAACGCATCAGAGAACAGCATACATGCTTATAAAAATAATTTGACAAAAGCTGTTAAAGGAGAGCTAGTTGGTAGCTCAAAATTATTAGAATCAGAAGCGTCTGAATTGTTGCAATTGCATTATATGTATGGATTAAATCAAAGAAAAACAGCTAAAGAATATAATTTATGTCAAGCTACAATAAGAGAATTATTGATAAGGCAAACATGGAAGCATTTATAAAGCGGGAAAGGAATATACGACAGGTTCAGGCTTTTATTAATTTGATTGGATAATGAAATACCTCATTCTATCAATTCTTTTAGTTTCATGCGGCATATTCAAAAGCCCTACTCAACGCAAGTTAGAGCGCGCTAATCGGTTGATAAAAGAAGCGGTAGCCGATGGTGCTAAGGTCAATGCCGACACAATTTACAAAGATAGAACTGTCTTTATTAAAGGCGAGACAGTAACCAATACAATAACAAAAACCGAAAAGGACACGGTAGATAAAATAATCGATCGTATTAAAATCCGCGAAATCCATCATCACGACACGATCTATCAAACAATCCAATGCCCCGACTCGGTTGTAAAATGGAAAGAGAAAACAGCCGTAAACCAAACTATCAACTGCCCGGAAAAATCGGATATTTGGAAAACAATAGCTATTACTTTACTTGCAGTCTTGATTGTATTTATTTGGGTTAACAGGAAGTGATTTGTATGGGTTAAAAACTTTTTCAAAATTTATTCCAGTTTTATTCTCAAACACTCCAACTACTTTAGTAGAATTGACGCAAGCATTCCATCCTTCGTCCCAAGCCTCAGCTTGTTTGCTTTGGGCGTAGAGTTCGGCAATCTCATCAATGAAGAAGTCCCCAACAGTTAATTTATTCAGCTCCTTCCAATTTTTATGACCATGCTTTTTGGCTACATGATCTTTTGCTTCTTCGAATGTCATTTCTTCTGTTGGTTATACCATTTGATAAATTCTACTACTGCTTTACATGCAGATTTAATCTTAATATCTTCTTTTGTTCTTAAAACAAAAAGTTGAGTACCAAAATCCTCAAATATTTCAACCCTTTTTCTGCATTGTTTAAATTGATAACCCATTGTTTCAATCTTATCTACTACTGGCATAAGCCAATCCCATGAAGAGTGAAATTGAAAATCATCAACGACACAAAAACCCTGATCAGGCCAAACATAGTAGCCATTTGGATATTCGGCAGGGGCATCATACCCCATAAACTCAGCTATCAATTCATTGTCTGTTTTCATTGCTTTCTTGTTAATGTGAATTTGGATTTAACTAAGTCATGTTTCCCTTCTCTGATCATCTGAAATAAAATAGACCAATTCTCACTCCAACAATCATGGCAGGTGAGTTTGCTATCTGGATTTAGTATCACATGATCTTTACCTATAAGAGGAGCGTTGCATTGAGTACAACACAGAATTTCTTCTTGTGTATCCTCCTCAACCACTAATTCATGATTACAGTAAATGCAGCAGAATATACCGTCAACCCTTTCTTGATATTTATGGTTACAACGGCTTGTAGTGACCCCATGTTCATTGCTTTGGCCTACAAAAGTAAATTCTTGTTCCTCCTCCTTTACAGGAGTTAGGATGGCTACTTTACGAATATTAGTTCTATAAAATTGCTTAGAAGTGAATCTTATATCAGTATGTCTTCCATTTACTTTGTCACTAAAATCAAAGAAATCACCACTCGTTCTTGTTACTTCAAATTCCCCTTCTAAGTAGCTATAAGGAAAAATACCTCTCCCTTTGAATTTTGAAAATAGATAATATATTTCTTCTTTTATTAAACTTGTTCGTAGTTTAACTTTATCTCCTTCTTTAATTTTAGGATCATCTTCAAACTCCACCTTATACCCTTCTGGAACATCATATACATTTCCTTCTTTAAGGAGTGAATGTTCTTCTTTTAAAGCGTAAACTATAACTTTGCTTATATCCTGATCCTTAAAAGGCACAAAGGTTTCTGAGATGGCTTTGGTGAGGGCTTCTAGGTAAATCTGACATTGACATATTTCATTAGTATAGCATTCAATTTCACATTGCATTTTTGTAGGCTTCTCAGGCGCATCTATCACGCCTATTACTCCTTGTTTAATTGTTATCAGTTTCATAGTTTTTATTCGTTTACACACGGGTTTGGTTCGCCTATAACACTATTAAATGCAATTGCGCCTGAATCCCACGGGGTTGCCCCTGCCTGCCGGAGCTTCACATGCCATCGCACCACGGGGCAAGCTATCGCGCAGTCCATTTTTCAAAATAAGATTCACACCGACACCGTGGACAAACAAGTGATTCACTGTACGACTTTTTTCTTATTAAATGGCGTTCTCCTTTTGTGTGAATATTTTTACATCTACAACATTTCACTTGTTTGAGTGAGTCAACTTCTGACATGTATTCCTTACCAAGTTTCGGTGTAGGCGCAACTGCATTTAACAGCTTGTTTATGCCAGCTTGGTGTTCAGTGTTTATCGTAGTTTCGTTTTTCATATTTCTTTTGTGTCGTTGGACAGTTTTGCTTTTCAATCAACCAAGCCGATCATAAACAAATTGCTCATTAAATGCAATATTGCTCCTCAATAAAAGCCTTCCGCACGGAGGCACGCACAAGCCCACGCGCACGGCTTTTCCCCACGCTCCCGCAATACAGCACATAACACTGTGTATATGCCAGTTTTTCGCGTGAAAGAGTTGTTGCATTTATTAAGTTCAGTGAGCAAAAAATTAAATACCCTGCCGACCCGCACTAATGATTTTCAGCAAAACCACCTGACCAAGCCTCACCATCTTGTGGCCCGTCATAGTTATCAACTTGTTCCTGAGCAAGTTCTTTAAGTGCCTGAAATGCTAAGTTGTCTTTCAGGTCATGCAGTCCATCTTTTGTCTGGTACTTGCAGAACTCAAGTTGCTCAACAATTTTAATTAGACCACACGGGCCTTTGTACTCCATCATTTGAATATTCATATCAGTTTGTTTTGTTCTAAGTATTGGCGAAATTCTTTTTTCATGTTGTCTTTCTTAATCTCAATCCAAGAATGGTGCATGGTTCGGTTTGTTATTGTTGTTCCAAATCCTAATGCGTAAACCTTACCATTTTCAATCTTGATTGGATTTCCTTGGTAGCTGATAGTGGTTGATATTACGTCCATAAAAGCCCCCGCGCACGGGTATTTAATTTTTTGTTACTGCTTATTTATTTAGTTCGTGTTCGCTCAAAACCGTCATATACACTTGATACATTATGGTACATGTCGCTCCTCTGAGTTGTCGCACCCACCGCGGAGCTCGCACTTCCCGCCCACATGTGCGCCAAGCCGACCCGCACGCGCCACGCCCCATAATAGGGGCTTAGAGTCAGGCGTGGGATGCTTTTCATGAATAGTGTGTGCATATAAAAAATAAATTAAACGCCCTCGCTCAGTATAGTTTCAAATTGAACTTTGGGGTCAAAAATTGATTGAGGCATGTTGTGCATCAAATTGTAAAGTGTGTTAAGTCTTGTATTCTTAAAACACAATTCACCTGTCTTTAAATTTCTTCTCCCTTGTAAAAGGTATTTGTTACCACTGAAATCATAAATCAATATTGGTAACCATTTTGTGTATTTAGTTGTGAACATATCCATTGCTGTTTAATTTATTTTTTCTGTTTGTGCTTCTAACTTCTTTCATCTGTTTACCGCCCTAATGCCAAGCCCTTCACATTGGTGGCAATGTTCCTTCCATCGATTTGTGCCTTTCCCTTTGTGCCAACGCTTCGGGATGGCACTGCAAATAACAGGCGGCTTATGCCATGTAAGCGCGGGAAAGTGTTGCTCATTGTCATAGTTCAGTGGAAGCTTTTTTCTTTTTTGCCGCCACCGCGCGAGTAACATCAATTCGAAATAATTTCAATTCACTATCTACATACGGTTCATTCTTTCGAGAAATGTATGACATGATAGTATCGTAATTTCTTCCTGGATGATGCGATAAAAAAACGGTGACAGACGAGTAAGCTGTTACTCGTCCATCTGACCATTGGGCAATTATAATTCTCATTTTGCTTCAAAAATTACACGGTAATCATGTCCAAGTCCACCAGCATCAACATAATTATCAGACTCATTTACAGTTGGGTAATCAACTCCATTCAAATAGCTGTCGATAGCTTGTTTGAATGAGTTCACAGCTTTGTTAAAATCAGTAAATGTTTGGGGATAAACAGATGAAGGGTTACTTACTGATTCTCCCATTTTTTCGATTGCTACCGTGTAATTTTTCATGTTATTTTTTGTTTTTGTTGATACAAAGATATACTAAATATATGTATCATGTCAAGTTTTAGTGGGAGATTTTTTGTCTTTAAAACCCCCGCCCGCATGAGTTACAAGGACAGATTCGATATAATTTTTGAGATTCGTTTTTGTTTTGATTGCCATGATGGAAAGCGTTTCAAATGTTTGATTGTCCAGGTCAATTAGTTTTTTCATTTGGCATTCCTTTAGTTTCAATCCAAAGCCGCAATTCATTGTAAAGATTAATGTCGTTTCTAAATTCATGTGTTCCACATCGACCGAGCATATACATGAATATAGTATCCCACCAAATTCTAAATCTGCGAGGAAGTTTTATTAATAGACTCTTCATATTTTTTTAAAAGTTCAAATGGTTGATATTCTTCTGCTCCATCACTACCAACATGAATCCATGTTGTGTTATCATCACTTGAAGGCTGAAAGTTTTCACGGTTCATCCAATTCAAAAAATCGACAATGCCATTCAGTTCAGATGTTTTGATCAAAAATTTTTCAAAGTTTTTCATTCAATTATCGTTTGTTGTTCCGCTAACCTCATTCCATCTTCATAGTCTGGATGGCTATAGAGTTCATTCAAAAGTTCATCTTTTCTTCTGGCAAGCATATCCCATTTACGGGATACCCTTGCTCGTTTCATTGATCCAAAAGGCAAATCATATTCTTTGCCTCTAACTTTTTCAAGTTGTTTTTCGAGTCTTTTTAGTGACTCGGCTATACTATGCGATGATCTCATATTTTCAACATTCAAATCCTTTACCTAAACCAATAAAATAAACGTAAGCAATTTCTTTTTCAGTCTTAAAAACTGAACAGTTACGATCAAGTGTAACACATGAAAAGCCATTGTTTAAAAGTTGTTTTTCAATTGCCGCGAAAGTTCCATTGATTGTTATCATATCCTTAATGTTTAAATCTTCCGAAAGATATATCATATATACTATATATACAACTAAAAGGACAAATTTTATTTTCAATACAGCCGGCCCTTCGGTTTTAAAGACAAAAAATCCGTGTTTCATGGACGGTTCAGAATAGCCACAAAACGCAATAAACCCCTTCAGATTGTGCGCCATTGCCATTTTCTAACGACCACGGCCAAAGCCACGGAGGGCTAATACTTTTGGCCGTGCCAGCCGCACCGATGGCAACGTAAGCTGCCCAGCCCACGTGCGACACTTCGCAGCCGCACAACACTATGTTTAAACAATAGCCTCATTTTGTGCTTCGTGGGACAGTTCATCTGTTAGTTCCGGTTTTAATAAAATATTTTTGCCAACGCGCTCGAAATAGAAAACAATTGGTTTTGAAACTTCAAGCACAAGTCCATACTTCTTTGCCATTCTAAAGTTTGAGCTGTAGTCATTTAGGCGTTTCAATTGGTCGGACACTTCACTTCTAAAAAGTTCAAGGTGAAATGTTGCCTTCCATTTGTTGCAAACTCTACAAGCTGGATGAAGGTTATCATTATGATTTACATCGGTTTCTGTTAAGTGTTTCAGAAAATCAGGTACATGTATTTTACTTTTCACAAATCCCCAAAAGAATGATTGAGGTATTATGTGGTCAATCTGCATGTCTTTTAATTTTATAACCTCACCACAATATGCACAATGCCCATTAAACTTTTGGTGTATTTGTTCTCTTTGAAGTTTAGTAAAAGCCATCACTCAAAATATTTTATTAAAACCTTGTTTAGTAGTTCTATTCAAGCTCATCTGTATAGTCGGCTACTGTTTAAACATTCGTCCATTATGTGCCATTTGTCGCACTCAAACAAAACAACCCCAGCCGGAGCTTTGTCAGGGTCGGTTTTAAAATTTAAAAACAAAACCAGCCGCACTCATTTTCTAAAAAGATTATCAATACGTTCATGAATATACTTTCTTAGTAAGTCAAGTGCCGCATTATGGTCTTTTGTTATTTGATTATAAGCAATGCAGAAATCGTATGGGTGCATTTGAATTACTCTATCAACTTCAATGCCTCTTCCTTCAGGGATCAACCAACTTGCCTTCATTGTATAGGCTGGTTCAATATATGCCTTGCTTATAAAATTTAATTGTGCATCTTGAATAGCCTTTTGTTGAGGTATTCCCATACAGGCTTGCATTAATTCTTGATACTGAGTAATTACTCGATTGTATTCTTGAATATCCATCGCTTTTTGTTTTTTAAATTTTAAACCTCATTTCAGTTCTTTGTTGTTAGTTCATCGGTTACCACGGCCAGCACAAGCACATTATAGTCCAGTTTGTTGCTTACGATAATGGGCTGCCTCGCGGAGCTCCACACGTGCCACGCTCACGCCCATTGCCAACGCTCACACCAAACGAAATTTAACAGGCGGCTTATGACAGGCTCTTTTTGTGCTTCGTGGAAAGTGTGCATAGTGCAAATTTAAAAGCCTCCATCGCGCAAAGTAGAGTTTGTCCATTCATCAAACATCATTTGAACAATCTTAGGAGTTTTACCTGTCGCGTAAACAACAAAATCAAATGGAACAGATGAGGAAAGTTTTTTAATTAAAAAAATGTTATACTCTTTAAGTTTACTTATCGCTAAATCTCTTTCTTGAACTCTGGTTTGTGATTCTCTTAACATCTTATCTACTTCATCAATTTTATTACGGATTGAAGTGTAATCATTTTTCAATCTGATATTTTCATTTAATAATGCCGATCCTTCGGCTTTTAAATTTGCATTCATAATTTATATCATTTAGTTAGTTTTTACTTGTTCATCGCCCGATCATAAGCCGCTCCACACATTGGGCGCAATATTTTTGCCTGAATCAAAACATTCCGCCAGAGGCTGCTCGTTCCATCGCACACGGTTTTGGCAGCCGCACACGCTGACACGCGGAGCGCTGATCCCTTTGTTCCAGCCGCACTGCAAGTAAATAAAATTTTAATTGCCGCCACCGCTCGGAAATACAAATTCATGTTCCGTGATAATTGCATTTTCAATTTTATAAAATTTCATCCATTTTTCAGCTTCTTCTTTTGAATTATGTTGAACGCCAAATCTATTTGGATCATTTGTCCACCCTTCTTTAAATGTTGATCCGCATTTAATGCGAACTCCATTAAATGTGTTTACATATTTTGGAACTGACTGAGGATAAAACCAAAGTCTAGTTTCGGCATGCTCGATGAAGTATTTCATATATTCATTAATTATTGCGGGACAATTTTGCCGACCCGCTATTGAGTGATTCCCAAAATTCTTCTTTACTACCAATATTAAATCTAAGTCTTTCTTCTTGGGTCAATTCTCTTTTTTCATCACACATAGAACAACACATTTGAGAAAATTCTTTCGGTGATGTTCTTGTAATTTGCCAATCATGATTTATCCCATTTAGGCAATCAGCTTTTTCAGGCTCATAGTAAAAAGAGATAGATGTTTTAAAAACAAATTTCTTTTCACAATGTGGGCATTCCATTTGGTGCTTTACACCTTCTTGATAACCAAAACAATCATCATGGTTTATTTCAAGTTCTTGTTCACAGTAGGGGCATTCTAAATCCATCGCTAAAAGTTTAAATTATTTTGTTTAGTTCTATGGTACATGTCGCTGCATTGAGTTGTCGCACCCACCGCGCACGCGCCACGCCCCATAATAGGGTATTGGCGTCAGGCGTGGGATGCTTTTCATGGATTTTTAAGAGTGTAGCTTTTTGATGTTACTGTTTTCATGTTGTTATAATTTAGTGTTTCAAAATCTGCGCTAAAATTTTTTATTTTTTCTTGTGCTTCTAACTTCTTTCATCTGTTTATCGCCCGAACGCCAACCGCTCCACATTGGTGGAAATGTCCCTTTCATTATCTCCAACTTTTACAATTAAGCAACAACACATTGCACATTTCGCGCAATCTATCTTTCATCCTGTCCCCGTAAATCTTGCCAATATCTTCACCGTCCAGATTTGTAGTGAAGTGATTCGAAATAAACTTTAACCCTTTCTCGTAGCGGGTAAAAACAATTTCCTCAATCACGTTCTTCTTGTTGCCGTAGTTGTTCGCTTCCGTTTCGGCCCCGAGATCTCCGAAACAAATGCCGAACTCTGACTGATTATAACGATTGTTATGATAAGCCTTTTGAGGGCTAGAATAATACTCGATTGTATCCATATCGTTATTTTTCCATCCCGTGCGGTATTGTTCTGCTATATGCTTACAGGTTGGTATGTTGTAGCTCATCCGTGGATTACTGGAAAAAAAGTTCATCAGGTGTGTTTTTCCGGTTCCTGGCTTCCCCATCAAAAGTATTCCCTTGTTCAGATTGCCTTCGAACCGTGAATCATTGGCGAAGTATAGGCAAAGCTGCTTTACCACATGGCTATTTTCCTCTGTTACCTGATAATTTTCTCCGCTCTTGGATTTCGTATTTAAAAGGGCATTAAACCAATCTTTAGCCGAAGGGGTATAAACTACCGGCTGCTCTCTGATCTTGGCTGCATAGGCCGCTATTCGTAATTCTCGATCCTTTTTAAGCCTGCCTTCCAAGATGGCCGCCTCGGCTTCTTCAAAAGTAAGTTCTGGAAGGTGTTCATAGTTGGGTGTTATATTGCTTTCCTTCGAAGTGCTGGGGGCGAGTTGATCCAGATGTTGTTTTATTAGGTTCATGGTTATTATTTGTTTTAAAGCCTTTTAAAGCTGTTCTAAATTGTTGTTGTGTTTCCATCTTCCAATCGTTCCGAGTGGCCACAGATAGGAAAGAATCCATTTCTTCTTGTGAAATTTTTCGGCCTTTCATTTGTTCCCAGTATTGATCTTCCTGATTTACAATTTTTGCGCCCCAAATTTCCCATTCTGTTAAAGTTGCATCTACTGTATCGGTAAAAACTTTTTTTTCCTTCAAGTTCTCTTCCTCTTCTACTTCCTCTTCTCTTCTCTTCTCTTCAGGCGGCGCTTTGCTGTCATTTGTCTGACAATTGTCAGCAGGTTGCGGGAACTTGCTATTCATTGTACGCAGCCTTTGCCCAAAATTCATTATTTGAATGTAATTTTGGCCTTCATGCGTGTAAACTTTGATTATTCCAGCCTTTTGGCATTCAGTTCTCCAAGTCAAAACATCCGAAAATAAATATTCCTTCAATGGAAATAGCAAAGAGTTTAAAAGTTTTGGATTACCATGGAAACATCCATGATCATCAGCCTTCATTATCAAACGAACAAAAAAAACCTCTGCTTGTGGTGAAAGTAGGTCGACTCTTTCAGATGCCGTCCAATCTTTTAGCATTCTAACTGGCATGTTTCATTTTTTTATGAACTAAGGCATGATCTTTCCTTGATAATTGAATTAGATTATCGATATGATTATTCAGATAATTACCATCTATATGGTGGATGTCAAAACCTTTCATTATTTGCAACTTTCCATTCAGGGAAATTAGGAATTTGTTTCCACTTGATCATAGTTTTAACTACTTCCATAAAATAAAAATGCCTTTGATCCCCTTTCGTGTGGTGGCACTACTCGGGAATCAAAGGCTATTAATGTTTTTGGATTCGCTCCACCAAGCGATTGTTATTTCCGTTTACAAAACTACAAAAAGTTACTTAAAAGTCAATAGCTAATTCCTTCATTTTATCCTCGTCATACCAACTGTTGGCAATGAACCTTTTTACCTTGCCTTCGCAGATAGTCACGCCTTCAATGATTGTCATCACGCCATTAGTCCAGCTTACCTTGCGCGTCATTTTAAACCACTTAGATCCTATGCGGGTATTGTTCTCGTCTATTCGCTCGTAAGGTATAGATTTGATTGGCCGTCTTTTAGCTCCAAACACAAAATGTTCGTTTCTTATTCGTATAGTTGTCGTCATTTTATTGTGGTTTTAAAAGCCCTTCGTTGAAGTTTCTCTATTGCCTTTACTTTTAATTCGAGTTTGTTCGCTGATAGGTCAGGCCAGTTGCAAATCTCTTTCTGATTGTGCTTTATGAGTTTGCAAATCAGCTTAAGGCGTTTGGTCATTGCCGAATCTTTTTAATTGCCACAAAAAATACTGATCCGATTATAAGAATCAGACCGGCTAATATCTCATATCGTTCTTCCATTGCTACTTTAGCGAGGTAAGTAACGATTACAGAAAGGCCTGTTAAAAATATTATCGCAAGGAAAAAATACTCCACAACTTCCCACTTGCTTTCTGTCTCAGTGTGTTCAGTTGGACGCTGTTCACGGGCGCGTTTTAGGTCTGATAGTTTCATAGTATCTTGGTTTTTTCGGTTATTACTTGCATGTGTAAAGTTGATTCAGCATAACTATCTTCATCAATTTCACATAACGCAACAACTCCTGATCCATCTGAATAACTAGCATGTACGCAAATAGAACGATAATTAACACCCCAATCATCTTTACCTAAATTACATTCTCCAATGGTAACATTTTTATATATAAAATTACCGTCTAAATCAAGTAAATGATCCCCCTCATAGATCTCTTTTCCGTTCTTATCATGGAGTCCTGTGAATTGTTGGGATTCTGTTCGTGTATCAATTCCCTTTAGATGTATAGCAGGTTGAATCCATTCACCATCAATATATCCCCAATAAAACCATTCAATAAATTGTAATGATTTCGTTCGGATTGGTTGTCGAAATTTAATTTTCATATCAATTTTGCTTCTCTTAGTTTCTGTTTAGCTCCTTCAATAGTGTATTTTTCTTCACGCCTTAATCTTTTAATATGATGGAATAAAGCGACCTGCTCGCGAGAAAAAACAGGGTGACCTATTTTCCCTAAATGTATTTTTTCAGGTGTGATTGAAAACTTTTTAACCCATGTGCGAACGGTTGAATAATCTTCGTTTATCACTTCAGAAACTTCAGACACGGTAAAATACATTTTCTTTATATCGTTCATAAGTTATGGGTAAAAACTTTCACATCCAACACCTTACCCGACTCAATCAACTGTCCGTCTTTCCTGCGGTCAGGAGCGCGTTTGATTTTTGAAGTAGTCCATTCATTGCCGCCATATAGTTTGCAGCCTTCGATCACGTAGTTGTGGACTCTACTGCGATCGTAATTGTTTGAGGATGTTTTGCTCATTGGAAAAAATATTTAGCGTAAGTCTTACCTGTTTTCTTGTCCTTTACAAGTTCCGATTTGATCGGGTAACCCTTGCGCTTGATGTCGCTTGCGCGTGAGCTTAAGCTCCAGCAGTTAAACTTGCGTAAGGCTTGCATTGGCGTTATGCTCCTACCTGGAGCCATTAGCCATTTAATGATTTGTTCGTTTTGTGTCATTTGTATTCAATGTTTTTATTCCAACAAATTATTTGGTTTTTACTTTCCTGCGGAAACTTAAACCAGTGCATCATATCAGTAAAACTCAGCCCATCATTCCTAGCGCATATTCCAACAAGGTCAGCCGCCATTTCCTTTCCGTCTAAAAAAATGTTATGATCTTTGACTTCAAAATTCCAAACCTTCTTCACCTGAATATCAGGTGCGATAATTATTTGCTTTGAGTTGTAAGGCTTGCCTGACCAAACGCGAGGGCTAAACCAATCGCCTACTTTGAAGCGATGGCCTGCGCGGATGGTATGATGTTTTGGATCAAAATTTATTTTTCGAATACTGTTCATTGTGTAATTTCCTATTCCAGTTTCGCGGCTCAATTCACAACAACGGCTCAAAGAGATTTCTTCTAACTGGATGAGCGATTCCCAAATCTTCTCTACAAAATAAGTTGGCTCACCTTTTCGCGGATGATAACTTGGAAACGTTCTACTGAATGTGATTACTTTGCTCATAATTGTTTTTAGTTTTAGCGGCACAGTGGGAGAAACCCTAAATAACCCCCACTGTTAAAAATTGCCGCTGGTTAATCGAGTTTCATATATTCGTCAATGATTGTTTTTGCCTTGTCAAACCCTGTGGCAAATAATGCACCATATCCTTTTGCATTAAGGCGAGTAAGCAATTCTTCCTGCTCCTGCAAATGCTGATCTGTCTTTAACTTGCCGTCCTTACGATAAGGAGAAACGGTTTTAAGTTCAATACATAATCCTTTGTAATTACCACGCGGCTCAAGGATAATCATATCTGGCAGTCCGCGCGATGAACGAAGTTTCTTAGCTTTTACGGCTTGTCCAATTGTCAATTTCAATCCTGAGCTTTCAGCTGTAAAGATTACGTTTGGATATTGCAGGCGCAAATAGTTGCTAACTGCAATTTGTAATGATTCTTCTTTTTTCATTTTTAAAATGGTAATGAATCTGATCCAACCACATCATTATGCTCTGACGCATTAGCAGATTGATTGATACTTGCTTGTGATTTCCAAACAGTCTTGCCGTTGCCTATGTATTTTTTCTTTTCCCCGACATCACGTTGTTCTTTGGTTTGATTCTCAGAAATTGAAACATCTTGACCGTACTTGTTTGGCTCGTCATTTACGATAATTTGAATGTTGTAATACTTAGCCCCGTCTTTCCCGGGTTTGATTTTTGATTTGTCGATCTTGTTCAAATCAATTGATGCGCTGATAATTTGTGCCATTAGTTTAAGCAGTTAAAGTAAATGATTGATTGATGTTCCCATGAGTTATAGATAAAGCATTCTGAAATGCGCGAATACCTGTTAAAGTGCGAGGTGTAAATTGTTGTCATAACGATTCAATTAGTTTAATGTATTCCTGCTTTTTAGCCTCACAAAGTACAGCTTTCCTGTAAATTTTGTTTTGAAAGTTTTCATCAGCCTGAATTGTAATCGTAAGAGTTTGAAGTGATTGCCTTGAAAATCTCGGATCAAAAGAAAAGAAATCACAAATTTTTCTTTCAGTCAACATCATTTCGAGTTGAACCTGGGCGTAGTAATTTGGCAGCTCTGATTTGAAATTTAACTCATTGACATGAAGTTTGTAATATAGATGCGTATTTGAATCAGGGCATTTCACTTGAACTACTCTATCTGGCAATATTAAATCAGGTGTGCATCCTAAAATGTTATCCCCGACAAAAAACACAACTCCTCCGATACTTGTGTAAATCACATCATCTGAAAGAAGGTCATGGCCATACATTTCGCAATATCTTTGAACGGCATCAGGCTCGGTGTCTGTTCCCCATTGCATGGCCTGATTGTAGTATTGCGGCTTCTCTGCTCCCTCAAGGCCTTGAATGATTTCAAGGATGTAAGTAATAGCGCCTTCACTCAATACGGTTTCATCCTCTTTGTACTTAGCCGTACTTTTAGGATTTGCTTTTTTGTATTCAGCTAATTCTGTTTCGTTCATTAATACTCGTCCATCGGCCAATATATCACTAATCCGAGAAGCTGTGAATAATCCTTTTCTTACACCCTTCCAGTCTAATTTAGACTCAAGGATATGACGTTCAATCTTTTTTACCATTGAGTTTTTCGCGGTTTGATTTTATAATTGTCTCATCGGCAGTGAATGGAATTGTGTCTTTTCTGTTAAGGTTAGCACCAAATACATTTCCAAAATGATCGCAAGCGTCCTTCACTGCTAAAGTCTTAGCGATAGGAAAGGCCATTGATATGGCCCCGTTGTTTATGTTCAAAAGATCAGCCGGACTTGTGCCTTTTTTAGTCTGAAGCTGGCAAGCGCCTATCCCGTCATGGAAATCCATTTCCTCAGTGGCAGGGTTGAAATAATGAACCCGAACAACACAAAATACCCCGTTGAAGGCAACTCCCTCCCTCAATACTTCAATCCGATAATGCTTGAAAATCTTTCTTAGAAGAAATTCTACTTTATCAATAGGCAAATATTTATGATCTGAAATAAACGGATGGGTTTTAATCCATTTCTCAGGAGGCGAAGCGTTTAATATGGCATTTAAACCCTCGCTCTTAGCAGCCAGTTCGATGCTGTCATCAAACAACTCAACCAATGTGGGTAGCTTTATAGGTTCTGTTACTTTGGGTAGATTAGGAGTTTGCATTTTTCAATTTATTTAAAATTTCTTTTAGAATGTTGATTCGGGTTTTTGAGTCGAATGGAGGAAACCACCAAACACATTTATATTTTGGTTCGTATTTCTTTAACTCAGGCAGAGTTTTCAGCATTTCTTTTTTTATATCATAGCCTTTAATATCATACCTTTTTGAAGCTAATTGAAATGAACCACAAAATCCAGAAGCCTCTTCACCCTGAATTTTTTTGATCATTTTTTTAATCAGAAGTATTTTTTCTTTTTGGGTCATGCTTCAACTTGTTTATTCAAAATTTCCGTTTCGGGGAATTGGAATAGATTCAATAGTTTGTCGCACCTCATGGCCGACTCGCGCGCCTGCTGAATGAAAGCATCTACTTTCTTAGTTCCTTTCTGCACTTCCTGTAAGGCATTCTTTACAGCTTCGTCCCAGTCGTAAGACCAATAAACGATGTCGTGCTTAATCTCTTTTATCGCCTCCTTAACGTCATCCTGAAGGTATTGAAAGGTGTGCCCCTCCGTGTCTACGTTAATTATGTGTAAGTAACCGCATGAATTCACCTCGTAATGAAGCCACACTTTCATGCTTTCCGTCTCATTCAGCCAAGCGGTCATTAGCAGGCGGTCTTTTGTTTCGGGGTATGTCATAATCATTTGTTTTCTTGTGGTTTACTTAAATACTGCCAATGGGTCACATTTATCCCATTTGAAGAAGCGCACCCGTCTAAAACCCATATATCTGCTTCATAATAATATCTTCCAAATCGTATCCCGAATTGAGGAGAATAACAAAGTAGTTGTTCAGATATTTGGTGTTCTTTATCCCATTCATCTTTTATATTGATTTTGGGATACTCAGTTTCTACTTTAATCCAGTTCAATTTTATTAGTTTTTAAGTTTCCGATCAGCTACCGTGCCGATCATGAATCAAAGTAACACCTAATTTTTTTAGTGTGCAAGTAATCCCCCTATTTCTTTTATAATTATTTTATTATATATTTACACCCATGAAGGGAAGAAAGCCACTATACGATATAGAAAGCCTCCAAATTGGCGAAAAATTAAGGTTGCCTAAAAGAATTGAACGATTCAAAGACCAATATCTTTATGCGTTCAAAGGGCGCAACAAACAAAAAGATTTTAAAATTGTTGAGGAGGAAGAAAAAATTTATATTGAAAGAGTAGCATGATTTATTCAATTTGCTTCACCAGCGGCCAGACAGTGATAGCCACGAGCGAGGAGGAGGCAAGAATATTGACGGGTAATAAAACGTATGTAAAAATATCAGCTATTAGTTTCTTTGATAAGACTGTGCTATACTTACCAAGACTTGTAGAAAAAGCGATGAGTTTGTAGATAATTTTTGAACAAAAGGTGAATGCATTTGCGTCTGAATTTAAAGGCAAAATATTGCGCGAATTTTTGGATTAAACTGTAAAAACTGATTAAGAATGCAAGCATCTGAATTAAGGATTGGGAATTTAAATATACGATGGTGAAGAAATAGTATTTGTTAATGGTAGGATGCTCGATTTTTTTTAATGATAAATTTAAACCAATTCCCCTCACCGAAGAATGGGCTTTTTAAATTTGGGCAAATAGAATGGCTATCGCATGACATATATGGATACTTTTGTATGGTTTAATGGGACTAAAATTTATTTAAAATTTGTACATTCGCTTCAAAAACATATATTTTTGTATTGAACAAAAAGAATTAATATGAAGCGGGTATTTAGATACAAAATATTTGGTTTCTGTAGATGGAAAAATTTAATGGTTATTTAAAAGTAACTCTTACAATTAATGGTCGCCAGATTCAGAAATTGTGCCACAGGATTGTAGCAGAAACTTATTTGATAAAATAAATCAATACAAGTTAATCACAAGGACGGCAATAAATCCAACAATCACATAAATAATTTGGAATGGGTAACTAACTCAGAAAATCAAATACATGCTCATAAAAATGGTTTAAAAGCAAACGGTAATAAATTATGGAATGGCAAGTTTTCTAAGGAGCAAATAGAACAAATTAAAAAATTAAAAAAATCAGGTATGCTTCAATATAAAATTGCTGAATTAATGAAAACAACTAAAGGAACTATATCTGAAATTTTATCAAACAAGAGATACAAATATGTATAATTACTTCGCTTTGACAGGTAAGGAATTAGAATTAAAAAATGACTAATTTTACATTGTGAGGTTAAAGAAAAACCATACAATCTTGTATCTTTTATACTCGATATTTCAACGCGATAGCCTGCGCTCTTTCAGGAATATGAAAATGATAGGATATAAAGATTGCAAATGGAAGGTGAATTTGATTAACCAGAATATATTATAATGGATCAGGAATTAGCCATTAAATTCAATTCGCTCCTAAAAAGCTCCAATCAGGCTTTAGTAGAGCTTAGACTTAAGATTTGCAGAAAAAATGAATGCGGCCAGTTTCATCCAGGTACTATGACATGTAGTATTTGCGGTTGCCAGTTGGCAGAAAGAACACGTAACCCTAAACAAACTTGCCCGGCTACTCCGGCTTATTGGTGATGTTGTTAAAACTGAATTAGGTTGGATTGATGACGATTTTATCGATAATTTATTTACAGTTAGATTTTATTTCGCATAAAAATGCCCAAAAAGAAACCCATAAAGCCTAAAAAGATAATCCCTCCACAGACGCGCGAAGCAGTAAGTAAGGCCTTTCAAGGGAATCAATGGTGGAGATTAAGGGCAAAGCATGGCCGTGATAAGCTATTTGCTACCCCCGATCTATTATGGGATGCAGCGGTTGAATATTTTGAACACACAGATAAAAGGAAATGGAAGAAAAAGGATTGGGTAGGTAAAGATGCTTTGGAAGTCGAAAGGGAGTCTGATACGCCATACACAATTAGCGGATTATGCCTTTATTTAGGAGTAGATCGCACTTTTTGGAATCAATTTAGGGCTGCAAACCATGATGGTTTTTCGCCAATCATACAGGCTATTGAGAATATTATCTACACTCAAAAGTTCGAGGGGGCCAGCGTAGGGGCGTTTAACGCCAACATCATAGCCCGAGATCTTGGATTGAAAGAACAGGCCGATATAACGAGCAATGGAAAAGAAATAGCTCCCGTTATTACCGCGATGGTTGACGGGCAAGTTATAAGCGGAGAATTAAAATGAAATTTGAACCTAATGAGCTTTTCTTTAAAATGGCTCGAATGGTTCAGGAAAAACCGGAAGGGTCAAAATTAATAATAGGCAATGAAGGCGGAAGTCGATCAAGCAAAACATGGGACGCAATCCATTTAATTATTTGGCTTTGCGATCACAATCGAGATAAAACGCTTGACATCTACTTTTTCCGAGATACCCTTGTAAATTGCAAAGAATACCTTTTAAAAGACTTTCAAAATTGCCTACTCGAGATAGGGATATGGGATCAAAAGTGCTACACTGACAACCAAGGCAAGCCAAATTACAATCTATTCGGTCAGTTAATTAAGTTCCGGGGTCTTGATGACAACGCCAAGGAAATAAAAGAGGCCACCGGCTCAGACATAATTTTCTTTAACGAGATTCTTTCCGGTTATGACCAAGATCGGGTAAAAAACTGGATCATGAGATGTGAGAAATTGATTATAGCCGATTGGAACCCAAAATATACTGATCACTGGTTTTTTAACTATGAAAAGCGAGATGATACTATCTTTACACATTCCACATACAAAAACAACCGCCACCTTCCTAAGTCTATCGTAAAAGAAATTGAAAGCTACAACCCAGATATACCCGAAAATGTAGCCAATGGCACTGCGGATAAATACCGGTGGGCAGTATACGGTCAAGGCAAAAGGGCCAATCGAGAAGGATTAGTATTCCCTATAGTTAAATTCGTTAATAAATTCCCCGATGACGTTGAAAAAGTTGCTTATGGGCTTGATTTTGGAACAGCTCACCCGACTGTGATAGTCAAAGCTGGGCTAAAAATGAACAATCCAAAGCCCGATTTGTACCTTAAAAAGCTATTTTACTCACCTTGTGAAAACTCAAGCAGTGTAATTGAAGCCGTTAAGTCTATCAAAATTGAAAGTCATATCTGGTGTGATACCAACATGGATAATACCAACACCGGAATAGGCTGGGTATCTGACATGAGAAGGGCCGGAATTAGGGCATTTTTAACCAAGAAATTCCCAGGATCACGCGAATATTGGATTACTACATTGAAGAAATTCAATATTCACATAGTTCAAGATTTAGATTTTAAACGAGAGCAGGAAAACTTTTCTTATAGAGTAGTGGATGGTATTCAACTTTCTGAGACAATCGATAAATACGATGATTGCTGGTCAGCTTCCGGTTATGCTGTTGTGGGAGATTTCAGAATTTAATTACCTTTTACTAAACTTTCATTTGTTTAGGTATAGAAAAAGCAGTCAGGCGGAGTACATTTTTTATTTCCCATATAAATTAATAACTCCCAACTTATTGCACTATTCCCAAATTGAATTACATTTGCATAACCGCATAAACGGTTACAAAAAAATCCAATTTGGGAAACATACTATCAAACTGGACAGTCCGTCTAATTACCAATTGGTTTCGTGGCATTCGCCAGGTTGGCGGTGTCTGGTTTTATCCCATTAATGGTGATGCTTACACATATCGCGGCCTTGACTACCTAAAAGCATTTGAAGAAATACCCGAGTTAAACGCCATCATTAACATGAAGGCGAATTGCTTTTCTAATGGAAAGGTAAGGGCTTTCAAAGCTTCAGCTTCTGGATTGACCGAGGTTACCGAAACAGATCCAGTAGTTAATTTACTCAAACGCCCTACATTTTTTCAGGCCGAAAAGGAGTTCATGAAGCAAACTAAATGCTTTCATGAAATATTTGGTAATGAGTATTTGTACATCAATGCAGGCACTGGAACAAAGAAGTTAGGAAATTTCATAAAGGGAGTTAAAGCCATCACAAGCCTGCCCCCTAACCTGATGGATTGTGAATACACTCAAACAGTCCCGTTTTTCGAAGAGGATAGAAATCAACAACCTGACGGAATAAAGTACATATACGACCTCGGAAATAATCAAACTCAAACACTTGACAACGATTTTATCATTCACCTGAACGATAACCGAGTTTCGATTAAAGACCCGCTCAAAAAAGACTTTTTGAAAGGTGAATCAAAGATGAAGGCTTTAACAGCTCCAATCAATAATATTCGGATGGCTTATGAAACCAGGGGAGTAATTCTGGCCAATCGTGGGGCCTTAGGCATTCTTTCAAACGAAGGTTCTGATGTTGCCGGCCAAATCCCCATGACAGGCGAAGAGCGAGAAGAGCTTTATAAGCAGTACGAGAACAATTATGGAGGCCTACAGGGACAAAAGTCTTTAATCATAGCTAACGGAAAAGTACGCTACCAACAAATCAGTGTAGCGCCTGACAAGCTCGGGCTATTCCAAGAAACCAGAGAGGACTTCTTCAAGATGTGTGATTCATACGGCACACCGCAAGAGCTTTTCGCAAACGAGAAAGGAACCACTTTCGACAATCAGAACGAAGCCTACAAACGGATGTATGATTCAACTATACTACCAGAGGCTAACGAATGGATAGGGGCGCTGCAATCTTTCTTTTATCCAAATGGAGAAGTAATTCTAACGCTTGATTATTCACATTTGGCAGTCTATCAAGAAGATGTAGAACTTAATGCAAGCGCTTTGGCCGCATTAGTAAATGCTCTTTCAAAGGCTTTGGCTGATGGGGCAATTGACATTCCTGAGTATCAAAACGAACTTAATAAACTCGGCCTTGCGGTCGGAAACAAATGAGAACATTTTCAGAACTAATAGGCAAAGAACCAAACAAAAAACAAATCAATGCAGCCCTGAAAAAAGCGGGCGAAGATTTGAAACTGGATCGGGAAAAGTATCTCGATCATGTGGCTATGAACAAGGCAGCACAGTTGAGCAACAAACAAACGGTAATGAAATGAAAACTATCTGGCCGTCCGGTATGAAAGGCAAAGAGCTATTCTGCTACATCAAAGCGAATAAGTCAGCCATCATTGACATGAAAAAGTCAGTAACAAAGCATGCTGATGCAGTTACGATCACCATGGCAAAGAAAGCCAATCGGGCGACTAAAGACTATTTGTTTGAGAATGACGAACAAACAGGGACATTGAAGAGAACTATTGTAATGAACACTTACAACTGGCTTGATTCTCATGATGATGTCCATCAAAACAATCTGTTTGCAAAGTCTATCAAAGATCGTGGTAACAAAATACCACACCTTCACGATCATATTTTCCAGCTTGACGCTCGGGTAGGGATGCCTATTTCATGGCAAGAGAAAGCTGTGCCATGGTCAGACCTCGGAGTTGATGAACCAGGAAATACAATGTGCCTGCTGTGCGAGTCTGAAATCATGAAAGACTTAAACAAACAGGTTTACAAAGACTATTTGAATGGTAGAATTGATCAGCATTCGGTAGGGATGCAATATGTGAAGCTGGATATGGCTATCAATGACCCTGATTATGAAGACGAGTACAAAGTATGGCAGTCGACTATTGATTCAATTGGTAACAAGTCGGATGCTATTGATCAAGGCTATTACTTCGTTGTGTACGAAGCCAAATTAGCCGAGGGGTCATGTGTGCTCTTAGGAAGTAACGAACTCACACCAACACTTGGACAGAAATTTGAGCCGTTGAAAGACACTCAAGAAAAAAGCCACAGCGAGCCGCCAAAACCACTCGATGTAAAATCATTGGTTGAGAAGTATTATAAAGTTTAACCAAAAATCAAAATCAAAATGAACGAACAAGAAATTCAAAAACTCTTGGGCGAGGTTGCAGAGAAAAACAAGGCGGCTATTTCAACAGAAGTAAAGTCGGCCATTGCTGCAGCACTCGTAGACAAGCAATTCGCAGAAGATCAAATGAAGAAATTCAAATCTATCTGTGAGGAACAAGGATTGAAAGCCGACACGGTAAAGAACCTGGAGGAAGCAATCCAAAAGCAAGGTGAAGCTCTCCGTAAACTCTCAAGTGAGCAAGAACAAAAAGCCGAAACCGTTGAAAGCATCGTTGAGAAACATGCTGACAAAATCAAAGCTATCGCAAAAGAAGGAGCGCGCGGAGCGTTCAAAATCGAAATTCCTTCGATGGTAGTAAACAAAACACAGGTAACTCGCTCAACAGTGGGAAGCACTACGATGGCGATGCGCCTTGTAGACGTTGGCCAATTGGCTTATCGCGGCTTGAAAATGGCGAATCTGTTTCGTCATGCAGGCGTTGATTCATCTTCAAACGGTGTAATCCGTTTCTACGATCAGGCTACCGTTACACGTGCCGCTGCTGCAGTTGCCGAAGCTGCAACTAAGCCGGAATCTGCAATCACCTGGATTGAACGCCTGGTGAAAGTTGAGAAAATCGCAGATTCTATCCCTGTGACGAAGGAAGCTTGGTCAGATGTTTATTTCATTCAAGAAGAGGTTAACCGCCTGTTGAATCTGAACTTGGCCATCAAAGAAGATGCGCTTTTGTGGGGAGGAAGTGGCGTTTCACCTGAGATTTCAGGTGTTTACACTACCGCTCTGACAAACGGAGCATTTGACGGCACAACCGCAACCAAAATTGCAAATGCCAACATCTTCGACTTGATTGCAAGCATGAAAGTGAGCATCATGAATGCTGTTAACGCTGATGGAAGCCGTGGTAAGCAATCTAAGTACGATCCAAACGTGGTGGTTATGAACCCTGCTGACATCCTTGCATTAAGGTTGCAAAAGGATTCTTTCGGTCGTTACTTGTTCCCTGCTGACATGGCTGAACTTTACGGTATGTCAATCATCGAATCTTCAATCGTAACCGCTGATACTCTGTTAGTAGGCGATACTCGCTATGGTACGATTTACGATCTTGAAGGTGTTACCCTTGAAATGGGATATATCAACGATCAGTTCGTGAAGAATGCAATGACCTTGCTTGCTGAAAAGCGCGAGACATTGTTGATCCGCAACGTGGATGCTGATGGCTTCCTTGCTTGCGCTGGAATCGCTGCCGCTGTTGGTAACATGACTAAAGTTTAATTTTGAAAGGAGAAAAATAACATGAAAAATCTGATTATCCTTTTTCTGGCGTTCGCGGCATTTAATGTAAATGCACAGATCGCAAATGTGAAAATGAAGACTGCTGCAGGTGTTGACTCGGCTATCGTGACCAATACAGGTTCCGGATCGGTTGTGTATGCCTTATCTTCTAAGCAGCCTTTTTCTGTTCAGGCCAATTTTGTTAAAACAAGTGGAACGCTTGGCGGAACGGTTACGATTTACGGATCGAATGACGGTACCAATTACTTCGCTTTGACTGATGCAACCAGCACCCCTACGATCACCACTTACACGGTGACGGATGCTGGCACGTACGCAAGCCCTCAGATTAAAGCTTGGTTCCTGAAAGATCACCCGGTGAAATACCTAAAAATCACTTGGGCTGGAACTGGAACGATGGCCGGATATTTCAAAGCGTGGCTCTTAGCTTATTGATATGTTTGTAAAAGCCGAGGATTTTGACCGCTTACCTTACAACATCACTGGGTTAGATAAACTCAGTAATGGGGTTTTCGATGATTTCGTAAGTTATCACGAAGAGGAGGAGCTACGCAAAACCCTCGGCAATCTTTTCTATGATGCCTTTGCCTCAGGGGTGAATGCTTTGCCAAGTGGATTGGATTTATTCCAGTCAGGAACCGTTTACAACGTTGGAGGGTATGCCGTTTATGTAATAGATAATGTGGCGGATTATTACCTCTGCATTCAAGACACAGACGGCACACAATTACCAACCGATGCGGCATTTTGGACAAAGCAACCCTCAAACCGATGGGTAAGGCTTACGTGGGGGGATACTTATTTGTACTATGGCCGGCCTCAAAAATGGTATGGCATGAAACGTCTGGTTGTGCCTTTGATTTATTCTTTGTGGACAAAATACACATACGACAATCAGGCGCAATTTGGTGTAACGGTACTTGCAAATGAGAACTCCACAACAGTAAGCCCCTCCCAACGTATCGCGCGCGCTTGGAATAAGTATTGCCGGTTATGTGCTGGTGACTTCCCGAACGTGGTTGATCCTAATTATTTGGTTTGGCCTGAGCTTGAAAACTCAATCTTTGGGTATCTGTACATTAACGATACAACTTGGAATGATTTGACGGTTGGCGTGCCTGGATTTACTTCCTTCCGCGCATACTTGGCCTATTCGTTCAATTACCCTGGAAAAACCAATGTCTTCGGGATATGATCTACATCGTTGATGATATTGGAAAAGTAGTTCAAAGCATACGAACCGGAACCACAAACTCACAAGGTAAGTGGATAGGCGGTCAATTCTTGGATTACAATGACGATGATGTTAATGGAGCACCTTATTACATGTACGGTCACCGTCAGGAGATTTCAAACAGGCTAACCGCAAAGGACATAGACAACAAACAAAAAAAGAAAAAATTTCCACTTATCGCTCTTAAACTTGACACAATCGAGACTGTTCGCGGTAATGTGGTTGACTTCAAATTGAATTTAGTAATCGCTACTTGGTCTGATCCTAATCTTACAGCAGATGAAAGGTATGTGAAAACATTTAAACCAATCCTTTATCCTCTGTATGAAAAGTTTCTGACTCAGTTAGGAAACGCAGGATTGTTTCAGTGGGATAGCTCATTGCCTCAAAACGTGCCGCCACATACGAAAGTAGATCGGCCATTTTGGGGAACTCCTACTGATAAAGCCAACATAGCTAACATCTTTAACGATCCAACTGACGCGATTGAAATAATAGACTTGAGGTTAAGCAGAATTGATACTAATTGTTAACCAAAAAATTAAAAAGACATGGCAATAGATTGCTTAGTTTCACCAAAAAACCTCGGGCCGGGGAGTTGCAATACTCTGCCTGCAATGCCGAGGTACATCATTACCACTCCCAGAAACTTCAGCCTTACATTAACCGAGGCCGCAAGTGCAACAGCGTGGCAAGATGCTTTATTGGCCTCTAAATCTTCACGGATTTACTTGTGGCCTAAATTCTTTGATGTGAAAGATTCATCAGAGAAAGCGGTTTACGAAGAAAGCGCATTGAGTTCACAGAAGGTTCGCGATGGGCGCTACAAGTTTGAAATCTCTATAGTGGGCAGCCTTTGTCTTCATAAGGCAATGTTTACGCACTCAGGTAATTCAAACCAAAGAGTGTTTATCGTTGATAATCAAAATCAGATTTTCGGAAGCATCAATTCGGATGGAGACTTTTGCGGGTTCGATGTTGAACTTTTGAACGTTGAAAAATTGATGTTCAATGACGGTAAAGTTTCCTCAAAGACTCCTGTTTACCTTGTACTTTCTGATAATACAGAAATCGATAACAACGGCTATCTGATTAACGCAAGTTCATTCTTCACAAGCTTGATTCCGTTGACTGATGTTGACCTTGCTCAAGTTGGAAGCTCTACTACTTCACTTATAAAAGTGACTGTGAAAGTTTCATGCGATGGAACAAGCGTTGACGGGCTGGTATCGGGTGACTTTGATGTCAGAGACAGCTCAGGTGCTGCAATTACACACACTGTAACTCAGGGAACTGATGGGGTATATTCTCTTGCCTCTGCAACTTTGTTCGCTCCTGGTGACACTGTTAATCTCGTGGCTGCTTCTGCTTTGACAGTGGAAGGTTATGAAAGCACTGGAAAGATTACGGTAGTTTAAGGTTATGGTTTGAAGGCCGCTATGGTGGCGGCCTTCTTTTACTATGAACAAACTGGAAGCGATCATATCGAAACTTGATTCGGTCAACATGGATGCAGAATTGCTAAAAGTTGTTGATCAAACTAATGCTCAGGCGATTGACTTGAACACTGAACAGTTATTTCATGGCCGCGATGCGCAAGGGAACAAATTGAAGGCTTATCGTAATCCAGCCTATGCAGAGTTTAAACAATCATTGAATCCACTTGGAGTTACTGACCTTAAACTGACAGGTGATTTTTATCGAGGGTTTTATGCTAAGACTGACAGGTTTCCGATTATGTTCGATTCAAGTGATTCAAAAACAGAAATGCTAACCGAAAAATATGGCGAAATATTTGGACTGGATCAGGAATATTTGGGCAAGTATCAGGAAGAAATTAAACCGATCGTACAAGAAACATTCGCCAGTTTTTTGGAAATATGAAACCATACCGCTAAAAGTTTATTTGGAGATCATTGAAACGGAAGACGTAAAGAAAATAGCAATCGGTGAGGCAGACGAAAAAACGTGCGCGGAGGAATGGGAGAAACTCGTTCGCAAGAATTATGAAACGAATGGTGGCTTTGATTATTTTAATTATGTGGATTTATCCAAAAGCTATGCTAATATTTTGGCTGAGTCCAACATCGTTAAGGCGTCAATCTTAAAACTGATTGCGTTGAATTTAGAAGTAGGTATTTGTTTTGTTGAACCGGATGAGATTTTTATAGTCGATAACGATCTGATTGATGATCTCAGAAACAGAGGTTATAAAATCGACACAACGAACAAGATAAAGTATCGGCAAAGCATTGAGGCGGCATTGAAGAAGGCAGAAAATTTTGTTACCAGGTTAAAAATGAAAGCCAATGAGATTAACGAAATGATGAAAGATAAAGGAGAAGCAAAGCGCGCATCATTTGAGGAGATTATGGCTAATCTTTCTTTTATTTTAGGATTTCCAGTGCCTGATGATATTACTCTTTGTCGTTTTAATGAGTACAAAAAGATAATTGATCAAAAGAATAAACAATCAGCATAATGGCAGTTATCGAAAGGAAAGACCTAATTGATGATGGCGCGTTACAAGCGCCTAAACAACTTGCTGATTCTTTTAAAGAGCTTCTTGACTCATTGAATCAAATCATTGACACAAGCAAGGGCTACAAAAAAGCCGTGGAGGATAGTGACGGCTCTACCTCAAAAATTAAAGAAAGCACTCAGGCTCTGAATCAGGAACAAAAATTACTCGCGTCTGTTCAGACTCAAATAGCCACTCAGACGGCTAAACAGTCAGACGAGTATCAAAAGAACTTAGCTGTTCTCAAAGAAGTAACCGCGCAAACGAAATTAAAGACAGAGTTAGGTGATAAAGACGCTAAGGCGGTAACCGCTCAGAATGCGTCTATTAAAGAACTTGGTGCGGCATTGAATGCCAATCGGGCCGCCTATGCAAGTCTAACAAGCGAAGAGGCTCGCAACTCGAAAGAAGGTCAAGACCTTTTAAAGGTTATTCAACAACAGGATGCGCAATACAAATCCCTAAAATCTTCAATAGGACAAAATCAGGACAATGTAGGAAACTACGAGGGCGCAATGAGAAGGCTAAAGCTTGAATTAAAATCTGCAAATGATGAACTCGTTCACATAGCTGACACTTTAGGGGAGGACTCGAAAGAATTTAAAGATGCCGCATTGAAGGCTGGACAATTACGCGATAAGATTGATGATACTAAAGCATCGGTTAAGGCCGTTTCTGGAACGCCAATTGAAAATCTTTCAGGCTCATTTTCACTTCTTCAAGACAAGGTGAAAGGACTTGATTTTAAAGGTGCTACAAGTGCAATAAATGGAATTGCTCAATCTGCAAAAGATTTGACGTTTAAAGAGGCAACGAATGGAGTTGGTGCATTTGGTCAGGCGCTTGGTGGGCTGGGTAAAGCATTACTAACTAATCCCGTATTCTTAATATCAGCCGCAATAGCAACGGCTGTAATTGCTTTCAAATACTTTGAATCTGAAGCTGAAAAGTTGACAACAAATATGCTTGCAAGATTGTCGCGTGAGAAAGAGGCTTTAACTGATCGTTATGATCATGAAATAAAACTCATGCAAATAACAGGTGAAAAAACATATGAAATAGAACTTGAAAAACAAAAAGCAATAATAACAACATCACAAAAAGCAATAGAAGCCGCTGGCGATGTTATGAAAATTGATTTATTGGCAAGCCTTACGTCAATGAGATTGGTTTACCAAGTGAATGAGGAAAAACTAAAACAACTCAAAGAATTTACTGACTCAAAGAAAAAAGCAGAGCAAGAGATTGAATTGATTGAAGCAAAAAGAGCAGCCGATGAAAAGAAAAGAATTGAAGAAGAGGCAAAGGCAAGAAAAAAAGCAGCTGATGATGCTCTGGCCTCACTTAGAAGAAGAATTGAATTAGAACTTCAATATCAGATTGCAAACGAGCAAAAAGACAGGGAGAAAGCAGCAAGGGAAAAAGATCAATTACTTCAGACGCTTGAAGACATTAATAAGATTCAAACGGCCACATCAAACGCGTATAATGTTGAAGAGAAAGAGCTTAATGATTACGGTAAGGCTTACGAAGATTGGTATAATAAACGCGGCACAATGGAGAAACTATTGGCTGACCGTAAAAAAGAATATCTAAAAGATGAAATTGAAGGACTGCAAAAAGTTTCAAATTTCTATTCTCAATATAAGACTGGATTAGTAAGTATATTTTCAAACATAACTCAGGAAAGATTAAACGAAATAGATGCTCAGGAAACAGCTTTAAAAAATCAGGCAAACAATGAGATACTTTTAGCTGGCGGTAATGCTGAGGCAAAGGCACAAATACAGGCTCAATTAGATTTGAAACTTGCAGGCCTTGAAAAAAAGAAGCGCGAAGAGCAAAACAAGCAAGCTAAATTACAACGCGATGCTGATATTATAGAGGCGGCTATAAAAGGATCCCTGGCAGTTTTGCAAGGTTTGAAAGATGGCGGCCCTATACTTGCGGCAGTTTACGGAGCTCTTGCAGCAATCCAAATAGCCGCAATTGCATCAAAGCCATTACCTAAATACGAAGTCGGTACAGATAATCACCCTGGCGGCTTGGCAATTGTTGGTGAGAAAGGCCCCGAGCTCATCAGTACTCCAGATGGAGGATTACAAATCAGCCCAGGGCGCGCTACCGTTATGGATCTTCCACGTGGAACAGAAGTAATCACGGCTAAAGAAACGCTTCAAATGCTTGCAAATGCCGGATTAAGCGCCTCAGAAATAAGGAATCAGGCAAGCTTCAATGATGCTCGCATAGTAGGCAAACTTTCAAATATTGAATCTGCTTTGAAAAAAGGCAATCAGCCTAACTACACAAAAGTAGGAGCCATGGTTTACGTGGCCATGGGTGAAAAAGGAAAATATATGCATCGGGTTCGCGGTCTTTCAATGGGTAAGTGGTTATGATTCTAAGATTCACACTTTCGCACGATATTGAAGGTGTTTATGTCATTTCCGAGCCGGATGGCTGGGTAGAAGCTACCATAGGATTTGACCGCCATCAGGATTTTCATTCTCTTATTGAGTGGTTCAAAGGATCATTCAACACTTACGGATCAAACGGAAGCGAAGACGGTGGCAGGGATTGGCTAAAAAATATTGAAAAGCTTTACGGTGTTGATGCTGACATTAATATCCTTGTCGAAATAGATTACGATGAAGTAGGCGTATTTGTAGAGGTGTATTCCGGCCAAATTGCCGTTGAAATGTTTGTTGAAACGCTCGAAAAACAACATCTTTTGCAGGTAGTATTCACACAAAATGACTTTTGGACGCGGTTTATTAACCGCTATCAGTCCCAGGTTGATATAAGATCAACTGCAGATTTAGACGGCAATACAGTTAGCCCCGCACCTAAATTTACATTGCCTTTGCCGAGTCAAGTTATTATTAATAGCTATTTAGCCTATAGAAAACATAATGCTGTAATTCCTTATTCTTTTTCAGCATCAGCATCACCTACCTATTTTGCATTTGCTTTTGATGATCAAAGATTGCAAGAAATTAAAAATCAATCATCGCTATATCCAATTAGTTTTTTTGATTTAGCATCAATTGTACCATTTTTTAATGTCGAAACTGACGGGATTTTAAAAATAAATAAAATTAAATTTAGTATTTCTTGGGGAGACTCCAGCACTGACGCAAACATGCCAGTTGGATTAGGCATAAACTATTTTGATTGCGCTACAAACGATAAAACAGCTGATATAAGCTCCATAATGGACATTTATATTCAAAAAAATAATGAAATCCCGATAAAATTTAATAAGTCAACTCGGTCTGTATCTGGTTCATTTTTAAGAAATGACGGAGTTATTGTCACAAATCAAGGCACTACAATAACTGATTACTCAATTTTGACAACTGAAATAGTTTGCAAAAAAAATGATGCTATAAGGATTTATGGTCATGTGTCAGCTTTATTGGCAGATATATACATTTGGGGAAATAGTGGATGGGATCATGATTCGGGCTATGATCAAATAAGAGGAGGACAAGGAGCGACAACGGCTCAAGAGTCATCAGTTTCACAATCTCAAAATTTAGGAAAACTTTCTTGGGGCGGATATTATGATGCTTCAGTAAATAATTTTCCATCGACAATTGACAATGAGGCCGGAACAGGCCAGGCCATACAAGCGGGGAATTGGTGGAATATTTCAAATAACGGCAATTTGGGCGGAACATTAGTCACAAATAAAAATGTAATCACTGCCAAGGTTAATAATCCAACTAATTCAATTTCTGATTGGAATATTGGTACTCTTACCCTTTATGAAGGGCTTGAGGCTTATGGGCCAGATTCATCAATGGATTTAAAATTTGAAACTACTGTTCCGGATACAAATTCAGATGCCTTTCTAACTCATGACGTGGCTTATGCTATATGTGACCGCATAGCTGGACAGGCAGATTTATTCTATTCCGACTACTTAGGTAATGCTTATACAGCGCGCTCTTATGGCGCCACGGGTTGCGGTTCGTTATTGGCTAACATGAAAGGGCTGCACATTAGGGGGTATTTATTGAGCCAAAAACCATTCTTCCAGTCCATGCAAGATTGGTGGGAAGGGATAAACCCTATTCTCAATTTGGGATTAGGGTATGAAAAGGTATCCGGAAATGACGTTATACGGGTCGAGAAAAAAAATCATTTCTACGATGATAGCGGCTTTTCTATTTTGCTTTCAAACGTTCAGAACATATCGCGAAAATACGATCCTGAAACCCAATTCAGCGCAGTTAAGCAAGGTTACACTAAATGGCAATCTCAGGCCGCCAGCGGGGTGGGTACTCCTTCAGGTATCGATGACCCTCAAAGCTCACGAACCTGGAACAGCCGGTTTAAAAAGGTAGGTAAACTCATTCAAATGATGAGCAAATGGGTGGCGGCAAGCCTTACAATCGAAACCACAAGGCGCGTAGGTAACTTGCTTTCGGCCAACTATACTTACGATGATGACACCTTCGCAATAGCTTTAAAAAATAATGGTGACGGCACATTCACGCCAGAATTAAGTGAAAATTTCAGCTCAATAACAGGGCTTATAAATTCAGACACGCGTTACAATAGCCGATTAACCCCGGCTCGTAATTTTTTGCGCTGGCTGAATTTCTATGCGGGAGGACTTCAGGATTATTCAACTTCATTTTTCAAGTTCGCTTCTGGTGAGGGAAATTATGCCATGACCTCTACCATGACAACTACCTGTGATGGTGATGACACGGGTATTTTGGTAGCTGAAAATGGTGATTTTGAAGTAGGAACGGACTTTTTGCACCTTTCACAGTTGTTTGAAATCGAGCATTACATGGATTGGAATGACTATGTAACACTCAGGGAAAATAAAAATAAAGCTATCGGAGTAAGTCAGACCGACACAGATCACAAAAAGTTTTTCATTAAATCTCTCGAATACCAAATCGGAACAGGTCAAGTAAAATTACAGGCATGGGCAAAGGAGCCTTTTGATATAGAAGTAATCGACAGTCCGGTAAGTGAAGAGATTTACTTTGATCAGAAATTCTACGATCCTGCTCACTATGATTCACACTATGAGTGATCCACGTGGAACATATAACCGTGTAAGCGAATATACAAATACAAATTATTTTATAAATTTGTCACAGTGATAACAATATCCGATGCGCTACCGATCCAATTTTGGCCAATAGGCGTTTCAACCTATAATGAGACAACTTTCGGATTTATAGACCACAGATGTTACAATCAGGAGTTTGCTTGTGCTGATACAATCAAACTTCAATTGATAGACACGGAGTATAACAGTTATTCACTGCACGTCCGAGACGAAGCGGAAAATCTTATAGCCAATTTAGGGTTTACAAAAACCGCATTCTCAGGTTACAACGCTTTCAATCTTTCATTCAATGCAAATGACGAAGGTTTTTGTGATCAGTCCGTACGTTTTTACATCGCCCAAAATGATGGTAGTTTAGATTCTGGAACTTTTGATCCTAATACGATGGACGTATCAGGAACGGGCGAAGAAATCTACAAATCAGATTGGATAAAATTCAATTCGTCAATAGCACTAACTCCAGGATGGGGAACAAAGTTTATTGAATACAAATCGAACAAGAATTTTGTAGGAATAAGCTACCCTAATGATGGTAATTATTTTGGCTTGCGGATTCCTTGCAGATTCTACCAACAACGAAACCCGACTGAGCAAAATTCACTCGTACTAAGCAACTCAAAGGTTATTAATACGGCCCTTACAATGAAGGTTCAGCAGTTAATGACCACTATTTTACTTCCTGATTATATTCACAACAAACTTCAGCTAATATTTGCGCATGCTTCACGGGGATCGGTAATGATTGACGGAGTGGAATGGACAATCGAGGAAGCTTATGAGAGGTCAAGCCCTGACACTAAATCATCTTTTCAGACAGGTAACATCTGGCTGACTCGCAAAAACTACTATGTACGAAACATTATTTAACATGAAAAAATTAATATATCTCATTTTTTTAATACCGTCTTTTCTTTTAGCTCAATCAGATGCGGACAATCAAACCGCGATTGACTCGTTAAAGACCAACACGGCCAAGAAAAACAACGCTACTTTTTTGTGGCGGCTTTTTAAGCGTGAGAATGATTCGAAGATCAATAAGGATTCTTTGTTGTTGACAACTACTGGAACTGGCGGCTCATCCACATTAGTAAAAACAGGTGGTAAAATTACATTGAATGTCCCTGTCTATAATAGTTTTACCTTACCTTCAAATGCAAATGGTGTTTTAAAAAATGATGGAAGCGGTACGCTTTCATGGAGTACAGGAGGTTCATGGAATTCAGTTTCATTGACTAATGGATGGACTGCAGTTAGCGGGAGTACAGTTCAATGGAGATATTCCCCATCTGGTAGAGTTGAATTGAGAGGTATAATATCATCATCTGGAGCCACAGGTAATGATATTACAAGTAATGGAGCAGTTCCAAATCCCCAAGACGTAACAGGATCTTTAACTATCAGAATTCCTGTGGTCGAAAGAACCGGATTTTCAGTAGAGTATATAACCATTACTTCTGCCGGTAAATTATCAATAGATGCTTCTATATTTTCGACATTTAGACAATACGATTTGAATGGTGTCAGCTATTTATCATCATTTTAAAATATGAAAAAAATACTTTTACTTTTTCTACCATTCGCATGCCTCGCTCAAGTAACGCCTGATGCCACGACAAAGACAAACATAAATAACAATATCCGAAATGCTACTACCGTAACCCGCGCTAATCACGCGGCCATTGAAGATGCTTTGAATTACTCCAAACTTTCACGTGTAGAAAATAACGTGGCATATGGCACCGATACTTATACGCTTACCGTTGGTTGGCTTACAACTTATCAGGCAGGCGATCTTATACCCGTTACATTCACAGACGCAAATACAGGCGCTGCAACAATAAATATTAATGGCCTTGGAGCGAAGGCAATTAAGAAAAATGTAAGCTCTGCATTAAGTTCGGGAGATATTGCAGCGGGTGAAGCAAAATTTTTATTCTATGATGGCACGAATTTTCAATTACTCGGAGGCGCTGGTGGATCAGGAACAGTTACAAGCGTTTCGGCTACTTCGCCCATATTTGTAACAAGTCCTACAACAACGCCAAACATTACAATTCAACAAGCAAACACAAGCCAAAACGGCTATTTATCAAATACCGACTGGAACACATTCAACGGAAAAGAAAATGCGCTTACATTTTCATCACCTTTATCAAGATCTGTAAATACAATTTCAATTCCATCTGCAAGCGGATCAGTAAATGGTTATCTTTCTTCAACCGACTGGACAACATTTAATGGGAAGCAATCTGTACTTAGCGGTACTGGTTATGTTAAATTTTCAGGAACTACACCAAGTTATATTTCAAGCATTCCAAATTCTGACCTTACTAATTCATCCATTAATATAGCAGGAAATTCAACCTCATTAGGCGCAACAGTAACTCAGGACAATATTACTGGACTTTCGTCAACAGGATTAATTAAACGCACAGGAGCAAATACGCTGGCTATTGCCACGGCAGGCACTGATTATATTACAGGCAATCAAACCATAAGCTTATCAGGAGACGTAAGCGGAAGCGGTTCAACAGCAATCACAACTGCTATAGGGGCAAGTAAAGTAACAAATACAATGCTGGCCGGAAGTATTGCTGATGGTAAGTTGGCAAGCTCGTATTTGTATGCGGACGGGACTCGGGCGCTTTCTGGAACTTGGGCAAGCCAAAATAAAATAACAGCAACAAACATAGGAATAGGCACAGGGTCAACGATGCCCCTTGGAATTTTGCAGACCGTTGAAACTGCAACAAGCACACCGCGCGGGATAATTCACGATCAATATAATTCTGGAACAAATTCGTCACGAGTTTATTTGAGGAAAGCACGCGGCACGTTTGGTTCACCTACTGTAATTACCACAGGTGATGCTTTGGGAAATATTGTTTTTAGTGGCCACGATGGAACAAACTTTACTGATGCAGCTCAATTCTTAGTAACATCATCAGGGACAATTAGCACCGGAGTAGTTCAATCTACCATGGCTTTGCAAACTGCCAACTCATCAGGAACACTTACAACCGGGTTGAGTCTTGATGGTTCGCAAAATGTTTCTATTCCAAAATTAACGAACAACGGAGGTTTTGTTTATACAAATGGGAGTGGGCAAATATCTCAGACCAGCGCCCCTGTAAAAGGAGATATAGTTTACGCAAGCGCTGCGAATACTCCGGCTTTGCTTACTGTAGGATCTAATGGCCAAGTTCTTACGTCAAATTCAAGTGGCGTTCCAGCATGGAGCGACATTGGTAAAATACAAACTCTTTTTCTTACATCAAACTCAACTCTTGGAAGCGGAACAGGAGCGCAAGATTGGCTTGATGCAACTAACACTGAATATACTGATGCATCTGGCACAACGTCAGCTACTAATGCAATTACAGTAACTACAGGGAGATATGAATTTGCATTTTTCTCAACGATGACAGCGCTTGCTTCGAGCGGCAGTTTTATTAGTTTCAATCTTGGAGGAACATCAACTTTTAACGGCACCAACTCAGCTATAGCTTTTGGATTTCGCGCTTCTGGTATATCAGTTCCAGCAAATGCTATTAATAATTCAATACCTGACCTGACAATAGCAAGACAAGTGGGAGCGTCAAATACAAGCACTCAGGAAATGGTCTATATAACCGGAGCATTTAATGTCACCGTGGCAGGAACGATAAAACCAATATTTACCCAAAGTGCAACGGCTACTCCATCCGTTAATGCAGGTTCTTATTTCAGAATTACCAAAATAAAATAAAATGAAAAAATTACTTTTCCTTTCGATCATCATTTTAAGTTGCACGGAAACAAATATTGTTCCGGCCAAACAAAAAATCATTCTTGATGAGAATGATTTGAAAAATCAAATAGCGATGGCAAAGTTAAGCCTTTTGCCTGGAGACAGTTTAGATTTCATAGTTTTTGCAGGACAATCCAATTGTAATAACTGTACAAGCCCGGCAACTTCAATCAATGGTTATGTTACGTGGGACGTTTATAAAGAAAGGCTTGATACTGTGATGAACAGATTTCAGAACTATACTCAGAAACTAGGCCCTATGTATTACTTGGCTCCTAAGTTAAAGGCAAAATTCCCTCATAGAAAGTTTATATTTCTCGAGTTTGGGAAGGCTGCAACGGCTTTGGTTTCAGATGTGTCTTCCGCATGGAGGGCAGATAATAAAACAACAGCAGGTAATTTCAATCTATCTTATTTATTATTGACTCAAATGCGTAATGTGATAGATGTAAGCGGAGTTCCGACCCGTATTGATTTCTTTTGGCTTCAAGGTGAAGAAGATAATAACAGCGTTTGGAGGACATATCAAAAGTATGAAAAAAAGCTATATGATACCATTCCACAGTTCTTACACATGTCCGATAATTCAGTTAGGTATTATACCTATCTTTTAAAATCTTCAACAGATCCTCACTATCAGGATTCAATTAATTATGCTAAAAGACTTCATGCCGCTTCTGATCCTCGTATCACTTTGTTCGAAGTGAATGTAAGTCAGTACCAAGGAATACATATGAATTGCACTACTGGAATCAAGGCATGCGCAGACACACTTGTTAAAAAAATAAAATAAAAATAACATGGAAGAAATTAAAGCAGGATGGTACTTAATAAAACATGACGGTGAGCTTTACCCTGCAAGGTTTGACGGTAAACACTGGCACAAGAAGCATTCAGGCGAGCATGAAGTGGTTGAACAGTTAGTTGTTCGTTGCCCTACAGGATGCACTTGCACTAATAACCCTGATGGTACAGTTACTATTACCTGTTCTTGAAACGGTTAGTAGTTATTTTTATGTCGCTTCTTTTAATAGAAGCATTCAGGAGAAATGAGTGTTATTGTAGTTTATACTCACTGTTTCCAAT